TCAATAAGAATACATTTTTAAATAACTACGCACAACATTTTTAAAAAGGGACATTTCTTTAATATCTTCTTCATTGGGATTCTTTACTCTAAATGCACAAACTAATTCATTTTCAATTTTACTTAGATCTTCTTCAAAAAGTGCAGAAAAAGAAATTCCATACAATTCACATACTTTTAAAATCAACTCATACGGCATTTCTCTTAATCCTGATTCATAATTTGCATAAGCGCCTCTATCGATGTTTAAATAATTTGCAACATCCAATTGATTGTAATCTGAGGCATTCCTAAATCTTTTTAGATTCTCGCCTACAATGGTTTTCATATAGTCTATTTATTGATTGAGTTATACTTTTGATAAGTATTTATATATACATAGTGTTGCAAAAGTAATTAAAATATTTATCATACACTATTTTTGCAACACTTTTATTCTATAACCGAATTTTTGTGTTGTTTGTTCATGTATCGCTCTTTATTTTTAGAATTAATAAAAATACTTCAAATACACAGTCATTTCAATAATCTTGATATTATCACATCATTAAAACTATTTAAAGATATTCGAATAGTCAATTTACAATCAGATTTTATTTATTTAAATCTTAGTTCCTAGTTCTCCACCATTTTTACGCTTATAATTAATCCCTAGCTTTTTATCAATCTCTCTATCTTTCTTTTTAAACCAATCATGTATTTCTAGGTTGTCTATAAAAAGTCGAAGTCGACTTGGATCTGATTTGTCATTTTCGATTTTAGCGATTGAGTGATCTGTTTCAAATCTGTAGAAGTGTTGAGTAGAATAGATTTTACCTTTAAACTCAACCGGTTTAAAAGTGAGTATTTTTTTTATCAATTCCTCAGAGAACTCAGCAAATCTACAGATTTTCTCAATAATGAATAAATCTCTTATACTTGGGACCATCTCATATATCTTTCGGAGTTCTTCGCGTAGCTTATCTGTAGTGATCTTATATTCATTCTTCAGAATATCGATGCGCTTATTTAGTTGCCGGATCTCATTCTTTAGATTTGTATTTTCGGCTTTCAATGTATCAATCTCACGCTGTTGTTTTTTTAGTTTAGAACTATCAAATACTGAACCGATACCCTCCATTGCCGATGTAGCGACATTAACCGCAACACTCTTCATCTTGTCAGTTTTGATCTCCCGTTTAATTTTCATTAGTTCACCAGTCACTTGATCTTGTTGGTGTAGCAAACTACCAATATTGTTTTGCAGGCCGTCTGTTTGTGACAGCAATTCACGGTAATACTGCGATGTTGATATATGCTTAGCTTCTGAGCCGTCAATTCCTCGTTCTAGCCCATAATTATGCATGGATTCAGAATAGCTATTTTGGTATTCTTTGAGCTTAATCCTAGTCATTATATCATCTGCGCAAAGACGAACGGTACCAATACTTTTCTTGTTGTATTTTTTCTTTGGGGTAGATTGTTCTTGCTTGGACTTTCTTCTTTCTCCGGTAGTAATGGGTACTATAGTGGCATGTAAATGTGGTGTTGATTCATCTAAGTGAAGTACCGCGGATACAACATTATCCTTACCATAGGTTCTATTTAGCCACTCAATATTGTCATTGCACCAATCTTCAAGCCGGCCGCCCGATTCTATTTCTTTCATTTTATCAGGACTACCGGTAAGTAAAATTCTAATCGCTCGAACCTGAGTCTTTGATATCTTTCTGGAAATACCCGCATTATCTATTCTATGTTGAATTGCTTGTGAGCGACTCGCGACCCCTTCAGGGAACATTATAAGTTCTTTGTTTAGATGAGTGCGTAATGGGTCGGCATTCGCCGGTGATATAGTTCTTTCAATATGCATTGACATTCCAGTATCGGGTCCGGATGCTTTTTCTAAGTGGAGAACAGCGTAGGGCATATCGTTTTTTAGCTTGGGTTTTGTATTTGTAAAATCGTAGATTTTTCTTGGGTTTCCAAAGGGGAGATCCCCTTGGCTTAGTGGGCTTTTTTAGTGTAGTGCAACGTAGCGTAAAGAAAATGCCCTAATAAGCTATGGCATTATTTATAATGCCGATTGATCGCAATGGAGTTAAAGATTTGTGGATTATTAAGTCATTTGAATCGATAGGTGCCCAGTTTTTTAATACGTGTATTTTGATATTTTGGGTTGCAAATGTATGAAATCTATTTGAGAAACATGAATGTTTTTCACAATAATAATCTTTAAAATTTCATTTTCATGGATACAATACATTCCTGATTCTGTGACAAAATTTGTTCCTTCAAAACGACCGCCTAAGTCTAACTTAGGCGATTCTTCATTATCTAACCATGAAACGACAACTCTTTATTTTGTTGACTAATATAAGAAGACACGCCTAAATTGGCGACTCTAAACTCTTCAGGACAATCTAAATTTTCGATATCTCTACATACTTTATTGTGTTCTTTTCCAAATATCTCAGAAGTTATTAAAGAAGTTGTAATGTTTAAACCTTTTGGGTTTGTTTTTACTAATGATTCCATTGTATGTATATTTTGAGGGTAAAAAATAAAAGGCAAAGAAAATAATCGCATGTTGTGACAGTTTGCGACTAAATTCAATGCCTTTGTAAATTTCTTTGGCCGGAAACTGTTTTCAAATGAATATGATCTATTTAAAAACTTAGTTCCAGTCTTTGTAGAAATTTATTCTTTTGATTTCTCTTTGTGTGCTTCAAATACAACATTATCAATGGCCCAAAACAATTTAGTATCTACTTTAGAACGAATCTGTCTTAGGATAGTGTCCATAATATAAAAATTCTTCAACATGGCCGATTTATTGTTTTCTGGGAGTTCTTCGGCTATTTCTATTGCTAAGGCCAATTGCTGATCTATTATTTCAAAAAAGTTTAAAATATCAGTTCCATGTGTTTGTGTGCAGCTTTTAAGAATAGTAATCTCTTCAGTTAGTTCATTGAAGTCTATTTGTTTCATATTACTCATTTGTTTTCATGTTTTGACATCAATAACTGCATTTTTGTTTCTCTTTCGACAAGTGAGGTTAAGTGTATGATCAAATCTTTTGCGACTTCCATTGACGTTTCTAACTCTGTCGGTTTTATATACGATATTGAAATTTCAGATATTTTGACTAGCTCTTCATGGTTTATTGAGATAACCTGTTCTCCTACTAAAATATTATATTCCAGATTACGAATACCGGAATCTATACGGGTATCAATTGCTTTAATAAGTACTGATCTATTGCCGGATGTAATTGTTGTCATTTATTAGCTCCTTCCATTTTTGAGGTTAAATTGTTATTGCTATTCGGATTTAAATATTCATTATTTTCAAGGGCATAGACAAGATTATCAATATTTAAAAAAAGCTCATCAGTCACCTTATCTCCAACTATTTTCAATATTGTACCCATTTGCCATAAATTTTCATATGCAATATCGTTCATATCAACTTTAAGTAATTCTAACCTTTCTAATGTATCACCTATTTGTTTTTTCATAATTCTAAACAAGTTGGTAATATCATAACCCTCAGATTGGTCGTATGATTTCAGAAAATCGATTTCTTTAGCAAACTCTTCACTAAAAACTTGCACTTCTGTTTTTTTAGTTGTCTCCATGATTGTAATTGTATTTGACGTTTATATTAAATGATTGATACTAAATTTAATTTTTTGAAACAGCGAAATTCTTGCTTTTCCGTATCAAAATAAGTCTGTACGGTTTCGTTTTTAGCCATTTTGTTTGGGCTGGTGATAGTTGATGTGTATTTCCTATTTAAAGTTCCCCATGCTTCTCGTATTGATCCATCAACCTTTTGGAAGTAGAACTTTACTACGCCTTTTTGCATCTTTTGAACTAACTTGTAGTTTATCCAGGCACATCTCAAACATTTTGAGAAACATTCACCGGTGATACGGTAGAAACTCCAAGCGGACTTCATGATTTGAGATAAATTTTCTATCTTCATGGCTGTAATAATTTGCTGTTTTAATCTCCCTTGTAGCAACTTGAATTATAATAGGCTGCCATTGTCTCAGCTGTTGCACTCCAGGCAACAGAAATACTATTTTGAGTGGTAAGCAACGATTCTGACAAGGCCAGCTTGTTAGAATCGTTTTTGATAGCTTCTTTCATCTCGCGCCAAACAGTTATCAAAGCATAAGACAGTGAGTAACATCTCGTTTTTACCAAATACCAAGCACGCTTGAATAATCTGCTTTTGTTGATTGGGTTATTTGTTTTCATGACTTTGTGATACTTTGTGTTATTATTTCGACACAAAGATACATATAATATCACGATGAACAAATTATTTGAACAAATTATTTGATATTTAATGTTATTTAATACTTTGTTTGTGATTATATAAGTTACATTTTGTATTTTTGTACTCAAACATATAATATCACAAACTATGAATCTACGCGTAAAAGAAATTTGTAAATCAAAAGGTATTACTATTGGTGATCTGGCCGAAAAGATGCCAATGGCAAGAGAAAGTTTGAGCCGGGCAATAAATGGTAATCCAACGCTTGACACATTAGAGAAAATAGCTCAAGCTTTAGAGGTGCCGGTATCAAATTTATTCGATGTTGAATCTGAATTGTATGGATTATTGTTGTTCCGGGGTAGAACCTATAGAATAGACAGTGATCAAGCATTACAAACATTCCTAACCGATTACTCAACCGGACCGGTTATTGAACATGAGTAAATTAATATCGAATCAATACACAAAATGAATCGGTTAGTACTAAAACTAACCGATTCTTTCTTTTAAATACCGTTAAACAACTAATTGACCGGTATTATTTGTACTCGACATACTGTTGAAAATGACATAATCTTTATTTTCACTGAAACTCAGGGACAATTTTTTTTTGCGTTTTTAATGCTATTTTAGTTGCATGTAAATATTTCATCCAGTTTCAATTGAATTAAAAACTGCAAAAGTAGCTGATTTCGTGATTTTTCATAGTATTAGATTTATTGTTATAGAAAAGTCGAGTTTATACAGGTTCTACTTTTGTTTCATTATGAGTAGCAACATGTTTGTATAATTTGGGGATAAATGTATTTTCCGCCTTTTTTTTATAATTGTACCTTGGTAATTATAAAATAATTGTACTTTTGTTGAAATCTAAAAATCAAATACTATAAAATCATGAGTAAATCAACAGAAAAAGCTGTAAAACAAATAAAGGCAATACAACCTAAAAAAGTAAAATTAAGAGCTTTTGAGATACCAAATAAAGAACTTGACAAGTCAAAAAATGATTTACTAAAACACCTGAACAAAAGGTTGGTTGAAAATAAAAGTAAGGCAAATGATAGAATGATGATTCTAAATTTAGAAGATGAAAATAAAGAGGAAGATCTTTTATCATTTTATAGAATTACCAAAAGCTATATTTGCGGATCAATTATACGAATTTTTTATGCCGATGAAACATCAAAGATCCCAAATGACTTTCTTGATCACGAACAAATCACGATGTCAGAACTTGAAAAAGATAGTGCCACAACCCAGAATATGAGATTCAAAGAACACTATTATTTTTTCATGAATGATTCTTATTTGATTTCTAATTTTCAATCTAATTCTCACATTAAAAGATTTCAAACATATATTAATTGGTTAATTCAAATTGAAAGAGGAGATGTAATATATGAGTTCACTCCTAAAGTTCAATCTGTAGACAAATTTCATCTTTCTGAAATAAAAAATATTGAAGTTAAAGATTCGGCAATATATAAGGATGATGATTCAAAAATAAAGTCAAACTCATTACTTACATTAAAAGATGATTTAATCAAACTGTTTTTAAATGATGTATCGGACTTTGATGAGATTAAAAAACAACAAATTGTTTCTGCGCAACTACTTCTAAAATTTAGCAAACCAAAGGAAATGAAGAAAGAAGCGTATGAAAAAATTATGGGTGCATATCTGAAACCAATTTCAGAAACAGATGATGTCGTTTTCACTACAAAAAAGGGAAAAAAGATTAATGGTTCAGATATATTAATGACTAAGGATGTATTGATTGAACTTACAGAATCTAAAATGATAAGTGAGGAGCAATTATTACAGGAAATGGAGTTATTTATTCAAGAAATAAAGAAATGAAAACTATTGTAAGAACAATAATAGTTATAGTACTATCGACTATATTGTCTGTCTTTATCAAAACTGTCCCTGGAGAGTTTTTTATTTCAACGATATTCAATGTCTCTGGAATAATGTTTTCCGTTGGATTAGGTCTATTAGTGACATTTAATCTTAATGGATTGAAAAACAAATCTGTTATTAGAGATATTCGAGATAACCTAAAGGTTGTTAGAAGTTCATTTATAATCCATTTTTCAATGACAACAATCGTGTATCTACTTACTAAATTGTTGTCAGACTATAAGTTCACAGATTTGTCATTTTGTGGGTTGAATGCAAATATAAATTGGACTATAGTATTTTGTATTTTGATGATATACAGTATTATCTATTTTGTGATAAATTTCTTTTCGATACAAAAGTTGAACGAAAAGATATATGATGAATTGAATAAATGATGAGTTGCGAGAGAAAAATATTATTAGACAAAAAGGGTCGACTCAAGTAAATGAGTCGGCCCTTTTTATTTATCTATAATTAACCCGAGGATGCACCAGAAAGAAATTCTATTTCATTGTATTATAGACTTGAATATTTTGTTCTCTGTAACAAGGTTTTGTATGTCAAGCATTCTTAATGCTGTCTCTACTTCGGAGCGCTTGAAGTAAACTTTTCCACGCTTAGGGTTTCCTGTAGGGTATCCGGTAATCCATCCTTTGTGCCGAAGGTCATCAATAATACGTTGAGTGTGTTTTTTGTATGCCTGTTGCTGGGTGAGTACGTCATTAAGTAACCCTAGTTCATTTAGCGTATTGTACACGCCGATCTGCATTGCAGCGGTAATAATTTGTTCTAATTGTCGATCTTCCATTTTGTAGTGGCTTGTTTGAATTTATCTATAATTTGCGAGTTGGACTTTTATCAAACCCCTGATAACTCTTTATCAAGGTTGCCTTTATTCGTTTTATGTTTAGTCCGACAAATATATAAATAATTGGGATACAAAGGATGGTTGATGATTGCTTAACAAGAATTTTTTGTTGTGTTTCGTAAATCTCTTGAACTATTTTGAATGATTCACCGGTAAATGAGATTCTACCATCTGAAATCTATATTCATACTTTAAAAAAGCAAAACGGTTTTTCTAGGTTCCTAGAAAAGCCGTTTTGATAAAATTATTGAAGCTTAGTATTTAATTAGTCACCTTATGTGTACACAAAGGATATTACCAATTATTTTTTTTTTCATTTACCATTATGGTTGATAATTGACTCCTTAATTCAAAGATTATCAATTCTAGTTTGTTAGATACAGATGACTGGATATCACGCAGCACATCGGTCGCATTATATGACCCATTAAATAAGGGATACATAGAATTTCCAGAATCATCCAATACGTCATTTATATCAACAGTCCATTTATATTTACCGTTTTTTAAATTGAAAGTGATTGTATATTTACATATCGCATCATTATTTTCTCTATAATAGTAAATGAAACTTTTCTGTGCTCTGATTATAATTTTACTCCCATCCGGACTAATGTATTTAATGACTGATTTTGGGTCTTCATATGTCTCCGCTATCCATTCATTTATATGCTTATTTATTGCTTTTAATTCTATGTTTTTACATATAACTACATCATCGTATGTTGGAAAACTATCATTTTCAACAACAACTCTACTATTTGAATTGCTTGAATAAATATTTTTATTATCGGTTATTTTTATTGATTTGTCTCGATTTATCTTGATATCACTATTTGAAATAGTCTTGAACTTAAATTCTTCTTTGTTTTGACTAAATCCAGCTACCGAAATAAAAAGCATTACCGCTAAAATAATTTTCTTCATAATAATTAGCTTAATTGATTAGATTGTAAAAATAGTAAAAATAATTTAGTGACGCTATATAAACAACAAAATGCACACCGGTATAGTGTGCATTTTTAATTAAGATTAAATAAGTGATTATCTTTGAAATACTCATCTTGTTTTAAAATCACGTGAATCATAATCGCGCGGATCGTAATCAATATCTCTTGAACTATCACGCGTAATACTTTTTATGAAAAATGTTGCTGAAGTCTTTTGATCTGCTCCCCAATAATGGGATAATTTCTTTATAAATCCATTGTAAACTTTTCCATTGAGAGAGCAGCTTACTAACCCATTTTTCTCCGTTGGTAAATCAACTATTTCACCAATATCACATTCTAGTATGTCCGGTGTAAATAGCGATGAACCAACAATAATATCTGCTTTCTCCGAAACTCCATTAATTGAAATATCAGCATTCCCAAGTCCGGAAGTGAATTTCAAAACCGATGTAGACATACCCAGTAAACTTGCGTTTCGTTCCAAGCATTTACGAGGTGAAAAAATAGCATTGAACATTGTATCGGTACTCGCGACACCGGTGATTACAGCATTTCTATCAAGGATGAATTTTCCGTTATCCGGGATAACATGTACAACGAATATTCCATTGTCTGATTGATCATCCGTACTGTTCTTTTTATACTGTTTATCAGATAGCAATTGGAACCCATAGGCATCAGTCCGATATGGAGAAGTCAGATCAAGGACGTTTATCACATTTTTTACTCCTGTACTCCATTCCTCTAAAAATCTAAACTCATCAACTCCGTTTATTGATTGGTATTGAATAAGTGCAATACCAATTTTTACACCGGTGTACATATAATCTTGATTTTTCGAAAATTTGAAGTTATTTATCTCGGGTATGACTAATGCGGGTTCGGATGAAAAGAACTTATCCCGGAGTGAAAAACGAATAGTGTTTCCGTCAATGTCATATTCATAACCCCAACATGATTTCATATAAGTAGAAAAATCACTGAATGAAGTATGCAAATACTGTTTTTCGAAATTACGGATACTTTCGCCGGCAGCTATCCTAATATTTTCATCATGTTCGTCAACAAGCGCAGTGTAAACTCCGCTTGTTTCAGTAAGATTATCAACTAATGCCTGGACTAGTTTCCTTTCACTGACAATCGGAATAGAAATATTTGCTTTTGGCATTGCAAGCCATTCTATTTGGATGGATCCACCGCTCTCAAATTCAAATTTATTCAGTGTAAGATGCGCTGTTAGAATTCCAGCATCAACATGATGCTGATAATCTAGTTCCAGATAGTAATTAAGGCCATCGACATCATTTAGAATTGTTTTAGTTACATCAATATTTATATGATAATCAACGTTATTTCCTCCACCAAAAGTACGAAGTGACGTTCTCTCTTGAGTATTTGCGCAAACTAGGTATAAGTAGGCTATATTAAGTGGATATCCAAAATTTACATTGAGTGTTGCTTTCAAAGAAAACGTAAATTGTTTTGCAAACTTTGATTGAATTAGATAATGTTTATACTCGTTATTATTATAGCTATACCAATCAGATCCATTCCACTCGCGTATATCGTATAATCCACCAGTTAAAGGGAACGGTTTTGCTAATACCTGGCTACCTTGAGTAAAAGGGTTATTATAATTTGCATTTACATCCTGATCAGAGGCATAAATAGATAGGTAAAGAGGCCCACTATAATTTTGAAGAGCGCTATTCAAAGTGGGATATCCAATTATCTCACCTGTAGTCCATGTAAGCGTTTCTTTTATCTCTAATCCATCATAATCAAGCGTATCAGGGGTAAGCGTTTCGACAGGAATATCGTACTTTTGAGAAGCATTAGATTTGATCATTTCTTTCAATCCGTTCTCGTTTGCTTCTAGTTCTATAGTCGTATTTGTGCGAGTATAGGTAGCAAAATTTAGGTCAAGAACTACTTTTTGTTCGTAGCTCCATAAATCGGGGAATGTGTCTTTACGAACACTTACAACTAATTTCGCATGAGCTTTCAAACCTTGTGTATCGTTAATCTCCTGTACAATTTCATATGATTCACCGGTAAATGATATTCCACCGTCTTGTAGTTGGATAAATGCACCGCTAATTCCATCGCGAACAATGTCCGTCGAAAAGGATTTCCAATTTGCAAAATCAGCAGTAACATCAACCGATTGTGATACTGAATTATCAGTATACTGTAAAACGTATTTTATTTTTGGTGGGGTCACATGGTTTCTCATGAGTTAATATATAATAGGATTCATATTGATAGTTGTATTTTTAATGAGCAGTTAATTGGGAATGACCCGGTTTAGTCATTCCATCCACTTTTTTTGTTACTTTTTATTGCATCTACTATTTTAAGGTTCGTACTTACCATATTTTCCATATTCCTATCTAAATTATTCAGTTTACCAAGTTGATTAATTTGTCTTTCAGTCTGTTTGACTAACGAACCCATTTGTTTACGCATAAGCGCGTCATTGTAGGCATTAATCTCAATACTTGGTGTAGTTGCATACATAGATCGAATTGAAGCATCAAAAGCCATTTCTTGAATTGCTTTATCGTAGTCCGGGAATACCTTTGTATGAATAGGAAGACTCATTACCGTTGGAACCTTTGGAGTTTTGATAATACTACCCGATGGAGTAACGGCCATCTCGTGCTTTCCACCATCTCCTAAAATAGCATTACCACCAATATGATCATTGGTCCCAAGAGCATACGCCGGAATCGGTTTTGAAAGTACAGCACCTAATTCCAGCGCTCCCATAGCCCCAATTATTATTGATAATGGTACATTTGGAAGTGCTTCTACTACTGCTGTAGCTGTATTCAATAGGATATTAAATACAGACATCTCTTTATCAAACTTTGCCTGTTTGATTTTAGTTTGCTTCGCTTCTTCGTTTAGCTGATCCTCTCTTGCTTTTGCTTGATCATCTATAGAGGCTTTTCTGGCATCGGCTTCTTCCTGAGATAATACACCGGACTTAAATTTTTTATCTATGGCATCGGTCTCGGCGGCTGCCGCTTCGGTATTAGCCGTTTTTAGCGCATCAATTTTATCCAGTTGTTCCTGGAACTGATTATCTCCGATTTCTTTTATTGCAGAAGCAGAGGTTTTGATAAGTTCAATCAATTTCTTTTGAAGAGCTTTCTCAGATTGCAGTTTCTTATCTGCTATTTTAGCATCACGTTGCTGTTTTTTATCTGATAATTCTTGTTCAAGTTTTGTAGTATCTTTACCTTGTTTCTTTAAATTTTCAATCTCTTCCTCACTAAGCCAAATCTGATTTGAAAGTTGAGCATCTGCTCCACGTTCTTTAATTTCAGCTATGTCCTTTTCATACTGAGATGCAGATAATTTTCCTTCAATATACTCACGATTTTTTTCTTCAAGAGCATCGTTAGTTTTTTTAGTTTCAATATTACTTACTCTACTCTTGAAATCAGAGTTTTTAGATTCTTTTTGAGAATCCTCAAGGGCTGCACGTTGAGCTTTTATATTAGCCAACGTTGTGTTTAATGCAGTTATAGTTATTTCTCCATTTAAGTATCTTGATCGTGCTATTTTTTCATCTGCATGAGCTTGTATTTCAAATAGAGTACTAGTAATATGTTGTTGATATGCAAGAGATTTATCACCATAATCCTGAGTCGATTTTACTTGAGATTCTTGGAATGATTTTTCTTCATTCAGATATTTTACAAACCATTTTGATTTTATATCGAAAAGGCCTTTTTGGCGTTCCAATTCATACTGAACAAATAGGTCTGTTTTTTTTTGCTCTGCTTCGGTGATAGCAATACTAATCTTATTGAAATCCTCCTGAGCCTGTGCTTTTACTTTGGGATCTTTAGTTTGGTGAACCACTGCGTTAATATCAGATTGTTGTGTTTTAAGATCGGCTATATAGTCTGTAACTTTTTTCTTTTTCTTATCAATAGTTACATCAAATGCAGCAATTTCATTTTCCTGCATATTCTGAATAGTTTTGGCCTCAGATTCTTCCATAGCAATATCCCACTCAAATTGTTTAATCTTAGCAGCTTTATATATTTTGTGTTGGCTTGCATCAAGTTTGCCGCTTTTAATACCATTTTCCTCTAATTCTTTCAGATAAAGATTATAGTATTCTTTGTATTTTGCACTCATGGTACCTTGGTGCTTTGCAATATCATCGAGTTGGCGTTTACGTTCATTCAATTCAATCGTTTTCATTTCATTTGCAAGATTCTTTCTTTTCTCTATTGCTCCTTGCATTGAATAAGCAGTACCAAATATGCCACCAACATTCACGTTATCTGTCATTCCTTTTTTTGAATTGACCTTTGCTTCTTCTATGGCTTTACCAATGGCCTCGTATTCTTCCCAAAGTCCTTTTGCATCTTTACCGGCATTTCTTAGTAATTCCTGCTGTGATTTAGTCTGAGCATCTACATAAGCAACCATATCCTTTTGACTTTGACCAAGGAAAGCATTTGCATAGGCCATTTTCATCATAGCATCAATATACGCATCCTTTTTACTTGCAATTATATCAAGTGCCTGGCCTACACTGGTAGCCTTACCAAAGTTTTCACCAAGTCCTTTGTTATATTTATCCAATGCGAGTATTTCTTCTTCATGATTACCCTTAGCAGCTGATAGTTGTACATTCATTTCTTCAACTGACTTAACGGCATCGGCATACACTCCACCACCGTCTTTCATAGTTTTATGAATCATCTGTTGAGCGCTGTTTAAATCATATAATCTTGACGTAAGTGAACGAACTACTTTATCACCTGCAAATAGGTTTGAAGCCCACTTTAATATTTCGGGACCAAATGCTACGAATAAAGCAACGCCTACAGACATTATCCCTGTAAGTCCAAATATTGACTGGCCGAGTAGCTTCATCATCGAAGCAGGTTTTACGTCAGTTTCTCCGGCTTTGAATGCAGCAGTAAGTAATTTTTGCTCAGCAGAAACAGACTTTATAGATTCAGCAAGAGGAATAAGGTTATTTGATAGGGACATAATGAATGTTCTACCAGATATCCCGGCATTCGGTAACTCTTTCAAAATTTGGCCAATATTTATACCCATCATTTTAGTGGCAGAAGAATAATTCCCTACATTACGGGTAAAATTACCGAGTGACCCTTCAGTACTTTTTAGCGCATTTGATTGCTCAAGTATGCTTGCTTGCATTGCTTTACCACCAGCAGTATTTTGCTGTGCTGCCGAAAGTTTACTATAAGCCTTATAATTTAAATCAAATTGTGCCGACAGCTGCTCACGGCTCCCAATTTCAGCATTATTTGCAGCGAGTACCAATCTATTGATAGCATTAGCCTGAGATTTACTCATATTCATTTTATCAACAGAAATACCCTCTTTTGCTAGGATATTGATCATCGTCTGTTTGGCATTCATCAACTCCATTTCGGCCTTAGCTGCTTTCTCTGTATTGGCAATAGACTTAGTAAGTAGGTCAATCTTTACCTGATCAGCTTTTGCAGCTGATTCTTGCGCTTTCTGAGTAGCAAGAATTGCCGATGCACGTTCCAATTCAGCTTTTGCATTTACTTCCTGAGCTTTTGCAAGTTTAAGAGCAGTATCGGCACGAAGCTTTTCAGTTTTTTCAGCTTCCGTTTGTGCTTTCTGAGTAGAAAGAATAGTTTCGTTATACTGCTTTAGCATAGTAGTAATGTCATTTATTCCTTTTGAACTACCAAAGGCATCACTGAAGGCTTTGGCATTAACAGCACATGCAGCTAGATTTTCAGAAGAGCTCTTCAGCTGTTTATCTAAGTCATCAAGCTGTTTCTTGATTGCTCCTTCATCTATAATTCTATCAATTAATTCGCTCATGACTATTTTTTATGTTTGTAAGATGTTCTATTATTTTTTATTGAATGACAAATGTCGTATTCAATCAGTCTTTCGTTTAAACCCAATTTCAAGTTCTAGACCTTCAGATAATCCGATCTCAATTTTTTGAGGCGCATCATAACCGAGCATCTTACTAATACTGTCAAGGCTCTTCTGTTTATCATAGAGCTTAATTTTCACCCACTCTTCATCAACCCACGTCCCGGGTTCTCCGTCTACTCCTTTTTCGTACCGCTTATCACTTTTCGTGCTTATCTCTTGAATGCAGGACTTTTGTTCTTCGGATAGGCTATCGAACCGTTTTAAGCTTATCCAACCCTCACGGAGGTCTGATGCACTAGAAAAGGCTATTTTTTTATGCTCGTTCAATACTCGGAGTGCAGAAATACCGGATGTTTCAGATAAATTTGATTGTAAAATTTTAATTCGTTCCTTAATCTCAGGTTTTCTTAGGTTTTCGCTTCCAATTGAGCATGCAGTTCTTTCGCTGTATCCCGCCTTTATTGCTGCCCTAGTTGCGTTATAATCAATGCAATATTCACTGCAGAATAGCTCTTGCTTAAAGGTTAGTTTTTTTTCTTCTTGAACTACTTCTGACTTTTTCATAGGTGTATTCTTGATCTAAATATGTGTAAAATGTGATTATTATGCTTATAAATAGGGTAATTGTATAATTATTGCAGATAGAATTACTATTCATAACTAACCGGGATTGGCATTATGTTGTCCTGCTCATCGATATCAAATAACTCAATCACATCAGCATTATCCATTGCTTTTTTGAAATCATTCAATGCCCGGACCGCTTTTTCGTGCAGTTGTCGTCGGGTTATTCCGGTTTCTGTACGTACATATTGCCTATAGCAATCTTTCAATTCTTCTTTTGATATCTCAGAGAATACAATGTTTCCATTTTGCGAAATAGAAAGGTAACGCAAAAGGTGCTGCACACCGGTAATATTGCATTTGTCGTGTAATAAGCCGACTGCAGCCCTTAGATTTTTAATCGGAATGCTATCTTTATTCACCTCAGCTTCTATTCCAGAACAAGAATTGTAGAGTATATCTGCTAGGTAATTATTTGAAATTTCTCCTATACCTAATTTCTCAAATTCACATTGAATTTTTGGGCAACACGGCAATACAATAGTATCTAAATATTTCAACTCCTTCTTGATGTTTATTTGATCTTCATAGACTATCAATGGCTTTAGTTCTTTCATCCTAGTGTGATTAATTGTTATAAACTTAAATTGCTAAATTGGATTTTCTCTATTTTTAAAATATAGTATCACTAATTTAAACAACTTGGTTTTCAATACACTTTGGTTAAATTATATTGATTGACAATACTTTTTACTCTATTTGTTATAGTTCTTTTTGGTGACACTTGGATTATGCCCTCTTGAAAGAGTACGGCAGTTAACGCTGTTTCTATTGTTAAGTAAGATTTGTATAGCTGTTTTTTGATATTGTCACATTTATTATAAGTAGATATTGGTTCTTGCATAACAAATACATGGTTGAATACTTCCTTCTCAATTTTATTCATGTCAAACCTTTCAACTATTTTACATAAAGTTTTAAGCTTCTCAAGAATCTCATGAGATTTATCTATCTCAGGTTCTTTTAGATCTACAATTTCAAGTCGCGAATAATCAACGTTGATATCTATAGGCAGCCTGTTGCGATTTTTAAATCGATAGGGTGCTGTATTTGATGTTGCATTCATTTTTATTAATCTGAGGACAAAAAAATCAAGTTCGCAATATTGTTCTTTCCTTGAGTGAAGCAGTTTAAGAAGAGAATCCTCATCCTTTTTTAAAAGCGATAATAGAACCTCATTTAGAACATCGACAGCCTGGTCCTGCAAACCTGCTTGTTCTGTATGAAAAGAAGAGTAGTCCAACCAACGATCATAGCGCTTCTTGATATATTTTTCAATTTCAATATTCATAATGATTTCTTTTAAAAAGGTTTATCTTCGTGTTTGTCGTAAAACTTTGACATTTGACCGTTGTGTTTGAATTCAATCTCACATGTCGGCATTCCTCGGCCTTTAGCAATATCTAGGATTAGCAACCCTTTTGTATTTTGACGCTCATATTCGTCAATATTGTAATACTCGGGTCGCCATAAGAATTCTACAATATCAGCATCCTGTTCAATAGCTCCTGATTCCCTAAGATCAGATAGCCTGGGACGCTTATCAGCTCTATCTTCACAAGTACGACTTAGCTGTGATAAAGCAATTACTGGAACTCCTAACTCTTTTGCCATTAGTTTAAGCGCCCGGGACGTTTGACTAACTTCTTGCTCTCGATTATAGGACCGATTATCATTTTTCATATCTAGCAATTGAAGATAATCGATGTAGATAACATTGCATTTCCCTTGTTTTATCAACTGTTTAGAAATATTTTTAATCTTACGAACCGTTTGATTGCTATTGTCATTAATTTGGATATTTAGTTTCAATACCCGATCGGCACCGGTACACATTTCTTCTACTTCGTGATTTGATAGTGTTCCATTTTTAAATGCAATGCTATTCACATTACACTCTGAAAGTACAAGCCTATCTGTCAAATCCTCTTTTGACATCTCAAGAGAAAATATAACTGGTATTTTACCACTTATCGCAGCTGCTTTTGCTTTATGAAGCATAACTGCTGTTTTACCCATTGCCGGACGTGCTGCAAGAATTATAAGATTACCCGGTTGATAACCGAATGATATTTTATTCAGAATAGAAAAACCCGTTTCTACACCTGTAATACTTCCATTATTAGCTGCTTTCTCGCGTTCGAAGTAGCGATTATATGAATCCTCAGCAGTTTGGCTTACAGAAGTATTCTCGTCAAGGTTATAGGCATCTTGAGATATATTCTCAACCTCTAAACTCATTTTATCAATAACATCTCCTACGTCTTCGGATCTATTTAAAGAGAGTGCTTTTGCTATCTCTCCTACCATGTAAATTTTACGACGATAATACTCATCTTGAATAATGCATGCATGTGATTCAATGTGAGCAGTAGAACTAACTTTCAATGATAGTTCAACAAGAGCATACTTTCCGCCTACTATCTCAAGCATTCCATTTTTTTCAATCTGATCGGCAACGGTTACATAATCAATTTTACCTCCATTATCATAAATCTGCTGTACAGCTGTGAAAATAGCAGTATGCTTATCGCTGCAAAACATCTCAGGACGAAGAAATGTAACTAATCCAAATGCAGATGATTCATTGATAATTCCACCAATTACAGCCTGTTCGGCGTCATTGTTGCAAAATATCGGCGGCTTTTCTTCGCCTTGTTGTTTGTTCTGGTACTTCTTGTCTGCCATTTGATTGTCTGTTTAATTGGTAGCCATCTGCTGAAATGGGATTCTGTTTACAATAATAATTTTTCACCGCAACTTCGTAGTATTAATTGAATGATGTTTTAGTCTGGGTGTTCAATGGTATAAAGCCGATAAACTCTGTAGCTGAATCAACGGTTATCCATTCTGGTATGCTTCCAAATGATTGAATTAAGTATTCTTTCATCTCTGGCATTTTATTGAGAAGATCCGGTATATCCTTATACCCATTTGCTTTGGCGAAATTATCTGTAAATTTCATTTCAGTTACTCCATTATGCCACATTCTGAATTGCTGTTTGAAACTATTAAAACTTGCCTCATAGATTCTGTAATCTGTAGTTTCATCAATCAATTTTGGTTCTTCCATAGGATTAATTTAATCAGTTTTTTTGTATTTAGTTTTTGCTGTTTTCTAAATGAGTTGCCATTGCATTCAACACTACTGCTTGAGTATAATTTGCGATAAATACCTATCTATTTTCAAATATTTCTGAAGCTTTTGTTCTTCGAATAATCGGTTCTTCATTTTGGTAATTAGGCAATTCTGTTTCCCATCTCCGTTGATTTATCCACGTAGATAGATTTGCATATTCTGGAACAAATGCCCCTTTTGTTTTAGAATCATTGTGATGTTGAATTTCAGCTTTAATTGCTGGTAGGAGAAGGGGTAATACTATTATCCAGTCTTTGATTTTTCTATTGAAATTTTCAAATTCTGTATCCAATCCTCTTTTTGCTCCGGGATATATTTTTCTAAATTCATCGAAAATTGAAATATTTCTATTGGTTATTTCATTATTTACATTTTTCTCATTCTTGTTTGGGTGAGGTTGCGTTTGCTCTGCGTTTGTTAAGCGTTTGCCTTGCGTTTGCTTTGCGTGTAAATCACTCTGATAAGTTTCATAATTACAAATAGTTATCCGTGTACTTTTTTGAATATTTTCAGAAATAATCATATTATCCTTTGTTAGAAGTACAAAAAAGTTTCGAACAGTATCTTTTGAAACTCCCCATCGTTCTCCCCAGCTTTTAAGACTTAAGATAGATTGACTTCGTTTGCAATCATACAGATCAAAACCAATGTTTACTTTTACATCAGCATGATTAGCCATTAACAGCATATCAATCCACCATTGAAACTTGACTGGGTCTTTCCAGATCCAATGCTCTGAAACTTGTCTATGAAGTCTTATCCAACCTTCCATATCAAAACCCTTCCTGACTTAATTTAAATTGGGACTCTGAACTAAAGTGGATACCATCTATATCGAAAAAGTAAGTAAAGAAATCAATTTCAATAACCGATTGAGTTTTATATTCGCAATTGAATCCGAATAAATCAGATAAATAAACGAATGCCCCTGATCTATCAAGTTCCTTTCCGACTAATACTAATTTTATGTCAAATGGGAAATAAGCTTTCCGGGTATTCATCAGATATGATATGATCCCCCTTGCGCAACTTACAGCTTTCAGAAATGCAGAAATTCCTATTTTTTCATTTCTAACCACATAAATTGTGAATAGTAATCCGTGACCATCTTCATTGTGATAAGAATCATAATTATTGCCCTTAAAAGTCCGTTTTACGGTAAGTATATCTGCACTCCCATAATTACCTATTTTAAAATCTCTGAATTTCTTTCCTGAGACTATATAAAGCCCTTTTTGTTTTAAAATAGCATTATCTGATTCCCAAATAATATCTGCAATTGTTTTTTCAAAAAATTCCATTTTGAATATAAATTTAATGTGTTATCGTCTAATTGATTTTTGAAGTTACATCTACCTCCTCGAATATAATTGGAGTTTGCACTTAACCCGCGCCAAGCCGACACAGTGTAATTTTATACATATTGCGTATATCATTGATGATTTTTCTGTTGGCTTTCATTTACTGTTACCTTTTATCTTAGCCTCTACTTTCAGACCTGCATTCACTTCATCAGAGAAGAAATACACCTTGTTTCCGGATTCATAGAATGGGAATTTCTTTTGATTCTTCAGCTTTTGAGCCGTCGGGATACTAACAGTAAGGAAATTTGCAAGACCTCGAATACCGTCTATCTTTACCCTTATAGGTTCAGTTATCTTGATTTCGGTTTTTACTTCAGGAATTGAAGCGGATAGTAGGTTTTTAAATTCAGATACCGTTAATTGAAACAGTGGTCGATTATCATCTGCTGGTAACATATTGATTTGAGTTTCTGAAAAGCGGTTTTACTTTTCAATTCAAAATTAATACTCGATCATTGGTAGTATTTTGGTAAATATATAAGTATTTTAAACAAAACAAAACGCCTGTAAAACTTACGTTTACAGGCGTTTAAATGTATTTGCAAAAAAAATATTCTATATTTGTAGGTATTTAGATGGTAATTACCAACTTTACAATTGAACAGTATTGATTAATCTTCTATCTATTTCCTCTTTCACTATGTTCGGATAACAAACAATAATATTCCCTTGTTTATCTTTTGCTTCCCATGCCTTTTTTAATTTGCTATAATTATTTTTACCTATATGAAAGGACATCCATTCTCCCATTTTGGGTTTTTTCTTAATTTTTCCCTCAATTTTTCCAATAAAATAGCAAAAAGCAGTTTTTGTTATGCCGGATTCTAAAGTAATTTCACCTCTCGGATTTACCCTAAACCAGTCTTTACAAGTATCAATATCTACGCTTTTCCAAAGGTAATTATTAAATTCACGATGTATGCTAATAATGAATTCATCGTCAAATATAGCCGGGTTAGCATTATCATTTTTATTAAATTCTGGGGTGTCAATTGATTGGTTATTTTCAGGGTCTTCAGAGTACAGTCGTTTGATACATATTGCTTTTAGTCTTTTATTTTCAGTATTTGTTTCATTACATTCAACTCTTTCATCTATAAAACTGTTCAATTTGTTGATATAATCCAAAAAGACGAATTGCAATTTCGTCCAATATTTAAATTCACTTTTCAATGTATTATATGGATCCTGTTCTTTATTTTTATCTCTTTCTTTAATGGGAATCCATTCATAGGACTTATACTTTTCTGTAATTTTGTTTCTTTCTCTAAATAATTTAATTTCAGTATAACCTAATTCATTACTATATTCAATTGTATAATTGTACAAGCTATCATCTAAAATTACTGCAAAGACGTCTTTGTCAATTATTATCTCATTTCTGCTATTATTATGTTTTTCGTACAATAAACTGATGTCTATAATCAAATTTTTAATAATAGAAAGTGTCTTTTTATTAATTTCATTTCTAAAATCCAAACATAACATTTCAGGTCTAAAATCAGTATTTATACTCCAACTTATAGAAGGAGTATAAATAAATATGTCTTCAATAAAAAAACAATCATGTTCAACAATAACATTCAATATTTCCTTGATCACTCTAAGTCTATCTTCAACTATGATTATGGATTTCATACATTATTGGTTTTTTGTTGCTTTTTTCTTTAAGTTTATATCTATAGCCCGGTACCTGGTAAATGCTTTTGAATTTTCGGAGTGCCCGGTCATAGACCCAATTATGTCATCTTTCACTCCATCATTATACATCAGGCCGGCAAAGGTTCTGCGGGCCAAATGTGTGGTTGCCACTTTATGAAGAGGTAAAAATTCAATCGTTTCAGTCTTAGGGTTTAGATGTTCAACAGGCCTGTCAAGTTCTGCTGTTTCAAAAACAGACTTCAGGGTTCGGTTTATCTCTGTATCACTCATGCGAGGTAACAAATAGCCTTCGGGGTCTTTGTAACGTTTAAGTATTTGAATGGCTTTTTTATTCAATGGTATTTCAACCGTTTTCATGTTTTCTTTTGCGGTTTTTTGAGGAACATAGCGTAATGTATCACCATGAAGATTGTTTGTTGTGAGCTTCATTAAATCGCTCACACGTGCTCCACAATAGCATTGAAAAATGAAAATATCCCGAACTTTTGCAAGCCTTTCATTTTCAAAGACAAAATTAAAAAGCAAGTCGCGCTCTTTCTTTTGTAGTACTATTGGTGTGCCGTAAAGTTCCGGGGTAATTTTGAAGTCTGCAAATGGATTTTTTATTGTTACTTCGATGTTATGTTGTTTTTGGTCGGTGATAGCCCAAGAAAAAAAACGTTGCAGACGTTTTAAAATTGAGGCTATTGAATTACGCCCACGTGTACCATCTTTAAGCCACTGTTCAAATGCAGTGAGCGTTTCTCCGGTAACTGTATCAAATGTAAGTTTTGCTTTTAAAGTTTTTTCAAAGGCTTCAAATTGATTGTAGCTTGATTTGATCTGTTTTCGGCTCAAGGGGGTAACATCTGCCGTTTCCTTATACCGGTCAAAGGTTGTCCAGAAAGTATCAACAACGATCTCTTTTGCATTTTCTACTTTATTGCAAACTGTATTCAGTTTTTCTATTATCAATTGTTTTTCTGGTGCTTCCTTCGCGTTTTGAAGTAGGTTTGACAGCTCTACATTGATTGCTTGTAAACGGTCGTTAATAGCATTGTACTTTACTGATGTTTTGCCTTCTAGTCCTATTGAGTTTTTTTTTGCCTGGTATCTTGTGCCAAATTCATCGCTAAAGGAAACAAATTTCTCTTTTTGAATACGATAACCAATGTAATACCTTAATCTGGTACCGGCATAAGTAACAGATGCATTAATTGGACAAAAACCATT